GGTAATGTTTGACTAACCATCTAATTGCTGCAGCAAATCCAGCAGTGATGGTCATTACGGCTACGGCTAAACCAGCCCAATCAGCAGGAGACATAGTTATACGGTCCTTATAGTAATATCGAGAATGCCTCCATAGCCAGAGAATCCTCTGTCTGGTGGAGTCAATCGGGTGAATGTAACTTGTTCAATAACTATCTGACGGCTTTCGCCAGTCTGTAAATCCTGCCACGTTACGACATCACCATTTGCTTCAATATTTTCTAATTGTGCTATGCGGTCTTTAGCTCGACCTTCATAGCCAACCATTACATTGTATTTGTCTGTCTCAACATCGTAACAAAAGACAGGAAATCTAATTACTCTTTGACGCGGGGTAGCGATAGTTGCTTTTGCTTGGTAGCCCTTGAAGATAGGACCCTTGGTTGCATCCGTAGCATCGCGGGTAAGAACAAACTTATATCCAATATATTCTTGAGAACCGCTGGGCTGGCTAGTTGTTACTTCAACAGCTGGAACCGATGCACTATATGTAACCACATCATATTCAATATCATTTTCATCAACAGTTTCTAGTGTCAATGAACCGTATGTAAAGTCACCTCTACCAATCAATCGTTTGAAATTCTTTGGTTCTAAGGTGTTATATCTAATATAACCAGTAGTTAGATAACCAGATGTAATCTTATCTGTAGGGTGTTGCAAGTAACTATAACCTGGAACACCAGTAAAACCCGTTGCGGATGTAGTGGCAACTGTTGCTGTTGTAGCAGTATTATAAGTTAGCGTATTGGTATTAGCTGCCGTTACCGCAAATGGACCACCATCAAGATTGTTATCTACACCGATAACATATAGCGATTCACCAACCGTTATACCGTGAGATACCGATGTTGTTAGAGTGGCTGCACTACCTGCCCTAGCTTTCTGTGTAACCGTAAATTGATTCTTAGCTTCTGTGCAGTAAGCAAGCCTTTCGGTTTCACCGAGGAATGCACAGGATGTAGTTTCTAAACCTGTTGCTCCACCAAAGAAAATATCGTTAGCATAAGCAAAGCGTAGGGTAGATAGTTCCGTGCTAAGGTCTAGCCGTATGACACCAGCATTCCCATCTACACCTGCAGCACACCAAACAAAATGATTCCTAGCGGCAAAGTCATATACTGGTTGGCTAGTTTCAACAATTAGAGGACCATACGTAATAGAACCTTCACTATCAATCGTTGCAGCTCTTACGCCCTTACTAGTCCCGATAAGCATATAACCAAGGTAATAATAAATCTTATGAACAATTTCACCAGTTGGCATTTCTGCTGCGGTAATAGCACTAGTTAGTGATGGCATAGCACCACTAGTATTTAGAGTAAATTTATAAATATTAGATTGAATACCACTAAAACCAGCTACATAAATAGCTGAACCAGAAGCAGTAATGCTGGTAAAAATATGGTCAGAATCGCTGTGAGTGTATACGGCAGATGGAAGTGACGATGTATTGGATGATAGTTCGTATACCGAACTGTTGACGCACATCACAATACGTTCTTTTACATATTCCATAGTAGCGTTTTTTACAGTAATTCCAGCAGCAGTAAACATAGAAGTGGCTGCTGACACAGAGGTGAGGTCAAGAGATTTCTTCAAGACCTCAAGTTTACCGCTAGGACCAGTATCGTTAGTCACCCAAAATGCTGTAGTACCGTCATCGCAGATAGCATAGACTTTATCATCAGCGCCAGCGTTGTAGTCAACGAAGTGGGTTTCTACTCCGTTTGAATCAATCTTATCTACATCATATCCATCGTGAAGCAGCACACCATCATAGGTTGTACCGCTAGTAGTCCATTGAATAGAGCGAAGCTGTTGGAAAGAGCGTCCATTAGATTCAATAGGGTGGGTGGTTACGTGGGCAGTTGTGGATGAACTAAGTAAAGTAACCTGTCCTTCGGTCCACACATCAACGCCACGACTATCTTTGAATTGAAATGTACCTTCACCAGGAATCAAACCTGGGTCATAAAAAATAATGCCAGTCCCCTCGTGGAACGAGGACTGGCTTCTAATCCACCACCCAGTTAGAGACTGTTCTCCTGGTTCTTTTTGATTATCAAATTGGTCTTTACGATAGGGAGCAGTCTGTCTAATATAAGGACGAGCATCTGAAATAGCATAGATAAATGGCATACCGCCAACAGCTACATCATAAACTATATCTGTGTTTTGCCAGATAGAATCGGTAGCAACGACACCAACATCAACAGCGATAGCCCGCGTTGCGCGACCTTCGGTAATATCACGACCAGCCACTTACTCTCCTTGTTTTTGTTGTTCCTCTAGTTGATTCTTCAAATGCTGATGTGCCCAGTACAATGCGTAATAGTCAAAGTCAAGACTAAACCGCTTCATATGTTTGACCAATGCGCCGGTGTGAAGGTGTAGTTCTACACCTGACTCTTGGAGTTTACGGAAAAAGATAATATCTTCCCCTACAAAATGGTCATCACTAGCCGAGCCAGCCCTTTCAGTGAAGAAAGATTCGTTAGGAAACTTTTCTCGCATCTTCGGGATAATGGACTTATGCATAAGAGTTAGACCAAAGCCAGCAGAATCCACCTTGATTACTTGGTTCTCTGGTAGTGGATGTACATACTGAATGTTGTATTCGTCTACATTGTGGAATGCTGCAGGGAATGGCTTCATCAGTGTTCCTTCATTCTCCTTGGAGATAAAGTAAACACCTGATACCACCGGACGAGCAATCTTATCTGCCGTCTTCCACAGCTTAGCCATAGTCTCAAGACTTAGAACAATGTCTGAGTCCACCCACAAGAGCCAATCTGTTTTCATTTTGTCTGCCCAGTAGTCAAAGAGCACTTGGCGTTGTCTGCCAATCTGGTTGCCTTGTACTCGGATACTGGTATGAATTGGCATACCATTGCCAGGACCTGCAATAACTGCAGCCATCAAACCTTCGGTAAACTTGCCATCTGTTAGTCCCCCGTCACACCAGCCAATAGCGACGGTTTCATTCTTCTGAATCATTTATGCCCCCAGTTGTTTGTCGAACTCAATCCACTTGGCAGTGATAGTCTCCCAAGAGAATGCTTCATTGATGTAGGAAACCTGTGCTTCAGGGTTCCAGTCTCCATTATAAATTTTATCTATAGCTTCTGTCAGTTTGCCCGCAAATAACTGCGAGTGTTCGTCTGGATTATCCAGATAGTCATAGCTCAGACCAAACCCATTGGCAACCTCCGGTAGCGCACCCAGCTCAGGGTGGACCGTCAGGTTCCCTGCGCTCATCGACTCAGCCAGTGATAGGCAGAAGGTCTCGAGGTAGGTGGATGGATAGGCAAAGATGTGTGCTTCCTCTACCGCCTCCATCAGGGTCCGCTTCGGGGTCTTCCAGTAGAACCTAACCCTCGGGTCGATGTACTTCTGGTCTCCCTCAAAGTGTAGGTCTGGGTTGTAGTCGTTGTAGAACTCCAACCGGAAGTCAGCATCGACATACTTGAGCGAGTTCATCAGCACGTGCAAGCCTCGGTAGGCGCTTGAGGTGTTGATGAGCCTGACCTGCTTGACCTTCTCGAACTTCTGTGGGATGTACTCCAAAGGGAAGATGGCATTCGGTATGACCACAAACTTGTCGAGTGGCAGGTTTAGTTCCTCGGATGTCCAGAGCTTGTGCCACGTAGATGGCACCACTATCTTGGCTATCCGTTTGACGAACTCAGGATTGCCCAGAATCTTCTCTATGTAGACTGGATTGAACTGAGCCTTCGTATTGTGGAGCCAGAGAATAACCTGGCGTCCATCCTTGATTACCTCTGGCACATCGAGTGATATGCCTGGAGCCACCATACAAAGGTAGTTCTCCATATTGACCATATGCGGTAGCACTAACTGCTCCCACGTACGAATCATATATTCGGTGCCACCGTAGACATTTTTGTCGTACAGGAATGGCATTTCCATAGCGTCCCCCTATGTGTATTTCTTTTTTTGCCAAAATAATTTACGGTAGCCACTCCAAATATATTTTCGTATCTGTCTATTGCGGCGCTCCATATCGTCGGCATCAAACACAGGGAATGAGGAGTGCCATTTATCTCGTCGAAAAGGAAAGATTTGAAACATTGGAGTTCCGGCTGGGATAATTCCGTCAAAACCTTTGTGAATAAAAAATGGAATATTTCCTACTGACGTGTGGTGAAACAAATCAGCATCCACAACACCTGTCATAGTTGTAAAAGGTAAGTCCAAGCGATTGAACGGATGAGTAATAAGAAGGCTATATCCCTTTGGTAGTCTAGCGTGCCAATAGTTTGACCATATAAATTCAAATGGATAAAAAACTTCGCCTATAACTCCGCTTACTTTTTCCCTATGTGCCATAGGTTGCGGACCAGATTCATAGCCATAGTTTACAAATCCGTTATCATTGCTAATTCGTATATCTACCCAAGTTTCCTGTATGTAACCAGAAGTAAGAGCGTCTATAAAGGGTAAGCAACTTTTTAGATGTCCATTCTGTAATTTGCCATCAACATATTTGATAGAAGAATCTTTAGGGGTTGGCAGTTCTTTATACCAAGTTGGTATGTATTGATACGCAGGTTTAGGTCCTTGTACAAATTTAGAAACATATTCAGTTCCCGCTAAGAATTCAATTTCCATAGTGTCCCCCTATGTTG